AAGGAATAGATAACGGTGGTTTAGCTTTTGACACAGGAAACAACGCTGGCGGTATTAACAGCAACGCAATGTTTATTGACAACGCTGGAAAAGTCGGGATAGGAATAACTAATCCTCAAGATAAACTTCATGTCAATGGAGATGCTATAATAAGTTCTACAAGGCATGGTGATTTTTCTGTTGGTAGTTTAAATACTACAGGGTATGCTATTGCAAACGTTGCTGCATCTACAAACGGTTCAAGTGCTATTGTTGAATTTGTTGCATCAGGTGGTAGCGGAGCTTATTACAATGTTGTTTATTCTTGTTACAATGGAGGTGGTGCTTGGTATTATACTAAGAATGTTGTTGGTTCTGGTGGTAACATTGAGGTTGCAGAAACTAATGGATCTGGTAGTTCTGCTTTAGTTTTTTGGTTTAGATCAACATCAGGAAGCGCAGCATATACACCTAGAGTAATGATGAAAGCATCACCCTATAATCTTGTTACTTTATAAATAAAATAATATGGCAAACTTATCAAATATAAATAACATATTACGAATATCAAGTTCAGGAGTAGGTTTAAATAAAGATAACACAGGACCAAGTGAATTAGATATTGAATCAGCTGGAGCTGATATGATTGATATGACTAGAACTGATCTTAAAACATATAGATTTGCTATATCTGGTTCTAGTGATTTTAGTATTTTCGACGTTGCAGCAAACGATGATAGATTAACTATTTCAAGCGCTGGAAATGCAACTTTTGCAAATAGAGTATCAGCAGGAGAAAGTTTTAATTCTGTTAAAGATGGTGCAGATACAGTTGCAGATGGACCTTTCTTTGCTTTAAAAAATGCAGCAGGAACAAGACAATACATAAATCAATTAGATGCTTCTAATAATATAGATTATTGGTATTATAATGGTAGTACTTGGACACAAACTATAAGTTTGCTAAATGATGGTGGCGCAACTTTTGCTGGCTCAGTAAGTGCTACTAATTTTATTGGTCCTGGGCAGGGATTAGATAATTTATTACCTCTTGGTGTTTATTCTACAGTGCCTGGAACAGCTGGTGTTTTAATAGCAACAAATATAGTATCAAACAATTATGGTTTTTTATTTGGTACTATTAAATTAGAACAATTTAATCAAACCAGTAAACAAACAATTGAATTTTCCGCTACTGTTGGTACTACTGGAAATGTAATAACAAAAGCGGCAACTGCTGATATTGCTATAACAATGAAACTTTTTAATGTAGGAGGTTACTGGTATATACATTTACCAATGCCTAGTACTTATGTTACGGTTTCTGCTTATATATATACAGGATCTGGATACCAAGGACAAGGAAAAGGTTTTAATGAGATTAGTAGTATAACAATGAATCCTGTTCCTGCTAACCCTGTAGGTTCTGCTGATATTGTTGCAAATGTTTATTTAACAACGGGAGGTTCATCTCCTTGGTTTAAAAATGGTAACGATATATATAATAGTAATTCTGCAAATGTCGGAATTGGAACATCTGGCCCTATAGAAAAACTTCAAGTCAGAACCAATATCACAACAGATAATTCTTTTCAAGGTATTAATGTAAATAATTTTGGTCAAACCGGCACAAGAGCAGGTATAAGTTTTAAATGTTATGACTGGGTACAATCAGCTATTTGGCATGGAAGAGGTGCTTCAGCTGCTTATAATGGTGCTTTAGTTTTAGGAACAAATCCTAATACATCTGATTTAACAGTTGGTGGTGTTACAGGTAGAATGTGGATATTAAATAATGGTGATGTAGGTATTGCAACTGATCAACCTACCGCTAAACTAGATATTAATGGTACGGTTAGATATAGAGGCAGTATTTATAATCAACTTTCGTATCAAGTTACTGGTAGCTATTCCGCTAACACTTGGTATGATTTTGCTACTAGTGCTACCTTAACTCAAAACGGTATTTATATTATAGTAGCTTATATAGAAGATTTTACGGCTGGTGGTGGTAATTATTATACGTATGTTGCATCTACTAATTTTTACTGGAGTACAATAGGAACTAACAGACCCACTGCATTTAATTTTCCACCCATGCTAGGTACTGGTCACGCTACAGGAGTTATACCTTCAATTAGAGTAACCCAAGAATTAGGCTCTTCAGGAGCGTTGTCTAGACTTCAGTGGCAAAGCTCATACACATACACTAATTTACAAAATGCCGGTGGAAAAATATTAAGATTTGATTTAAAAAGAATTGGAGCATAAATTATGGCATCATTATCTAATATAAACGGGATATTTGACGTTCACTCTACTGGGGCTATACTTTTTAGTACATCTCATGGAACTTCTGGACAGATATTAAGATCAAATGGTAATGCAGCTCCAACGTGGATACCACAAAGTGATATTGTAGGTGCATACCTACCTTTATCTGGAGGCACACTTACAGGAGCTACAGCTACAGCTTCTGGTATATCATTTACTGTTGGTGGAGCTTTAACCGTAAGTGGAACTTCAACTCTGAGCGGCGGTCTTAAAGTTATAGGTCCAGGCAGTTACAATACTATTAGATCTGCAAATGATTACACACTAGGTTTAGATGATTCAAATGGAGTTAGTCAGTGGTGGTTTAAAGCTTATACTAATGGAGGTTTTGCTTTACATGAAAATACTGTAGGTGATAAATTTACTATAGCAGCTGGTGGTGCAGTGACTTTTGGAGGAAGTATAACAGCGCCTAGTGCATCGATTCCTACTATGTCTGTTAATACAAATTTTGCAGGAGATATATTTCAATATGGATCATTAAAATTAAATAGTACATATATTAATCTTGGTGAAAATGCATTAACTAAAAAAACATTATCAACAGCTTATTTTACTAATGGTACATCTAATCTTGCATGTAATATACAGTTTGTTAATGCGGCAGCACAAGGTTATTATAAAATTACTTTATCTGGGTCTTATTCATATCAAGATATATCAGGTAAACTAACAAAAGTAATTCCTTTTGGATATAATCCAAATGGTAGCATATGGAGAAGCGGAAACAATCAATCAGAAATAACTATAGCAACAGGAGGAGTTTCTAATAATTTTACAATTGGTGATTTAACTTGGGACTCAACCGCAAGTAAATTTATAATTCCTATATATAAGCTTTCAAGTAACGGTAATAGTGTAAGGGTAACTGTAGAGCACTTTGGTGGAAACGGTAATAACTTAAACTTGATGACATTATCAAGTATTTATACACAAGCAGCCCCATCCCCATTCAACACTCGTCAATATCAAAATATTCGTGATAGACTTGGAATTGGAACGAATTCCCCTGGGTACACATTACAGGTTAATGGTAATGCATACGTCAATAGTACATTATACGTTAATGGTCTAGCAACTTTTGATGATCAAATAAATGTAACCAGTGGTTATTCTATAAATTTTGGTACGTCAAGATTACACTCAACAGATACTTCTTATTTTTTAGGAGGTAACGTTGGGATCGGAACATCTTCGCCTGGACCTAAACTACAAGTAGTGCAGACCATAGCTGATTGGACTGGAGGATTTAAAAACTATACAGCTGGTGGATATGGTCTTAGAGTTGATATGTCAGGAGGATCAGGACAGAACGCTGCTATACAAGCATATACAGCTACTGGAACTGGGCTTATAGTTAAAAATAATGGACTAGTTGGTATTGGAACATTTACGCCTGATTATAAATTAGAAGTTGAAAGTACTGCAGATGCAGATTTAGTTTCTATAAAAAGCACAGCTATTGCTAATAATACCCAAATGAGATTAGGTATTAGCGGTAATGATTCTGTTATTAGTGGTACAGGTGGTTCTACTGGGGCTTTAGCTTTTAAAACTTATGGCACTGAAAGAATGCGAATTAAAGCAAATGGTCAAATAGATTTTGCATCTCCTGGTACGCCTAATCAATCGGGTATTTCAATGTTCGGTGGTACTAATGGAGGTATAATGTATATGTATCGTCCTGCGGGTCAAAATGGAGATATAATTAGGTTTCAAACAGCAATTTCCTCTATATCAAGCACAAGAGTAGGTTATATAAATACAACTGGAAGTGCAACTACGTACAACTCAGCTTCAGATTATAGGTTAAAAGAAAATGTAACAAAAATAACAAACGCTTTAGATAGAGTTAATAAATTAAAACCTAGTAGATTTAACTTTATAATAGAACCTAAAAATACTGTAGATGGTTTTATAGCTCATGAAGTTCAAGAAATTGTTCCAGAAGCCGTGACAGGTGTTAAGGATGATATTGATGAAAATGGAGACAATCATTATCAAGGTATGGATAACTCTAGATTAGTTCCATTATTAACCGCTGCGATACAAGAATTAGAAGCTAGAATAAAACAATTAGAAAATAAATAATATGGCAATAATATATTCGTATCCTCAATTTGCTCCTAAACCGGAAGATTTACTTATTGGAACAGTGACATTAGATGAAAATGCAGTTGTACCAATATATGATAATCCTACAGTTAGTTTTACAATACAGAGCTTATTAGATATGATTGCACCTATAACAGGTGCTCAAAACTTACAACAAGTAACCAACATAGGTGCCACAACATCTAATGCAGTTACGTTTACTAGTGATATAAAAGTTACAGGAAGATTTTATGATTCAGGAGGATCACCCGGTGCAGCTGGCCAAGTGTTGTCATCAACAGTAACTGGAACTTCATGGATAGTTAATGCACCTGCATCAGTAACTAGTGTTGGTCTTACTATGCCTGCAGCTTTTTCTGTAGCTAATTCACCTGTTACAACAGCTGGGGTTTTAACAGTTACAGGAGCAGGAACAGCTCTTCAATATGTAAATGGTTTAGGTAATTTAGTTACTTTTCCAACAATACCTACACAATATGTATTACCGCTTGCTGCTTCTGGCACTAGAGGAGGTATACAAATAGGATATACATCAGCTGGTAAAAACTATGCAATACAATTATCCTCAGAAAAAGCTTTTGTTAATGTTCCTTGGACTGATACATCTTATACTTTGCCAGCAGCTACAAATGCAGCATTAGGTGGTATAAAAATAGGTTATACAGATAATCTTAAAAATTATGCTGTAGAATTAGATGGTGATAGTGAAGCCTATGTTAATGTTCCTTGGACAGACACAGCTTATACATTGCCTTTAGCTGCTGACGGAACTAGAGGTGGTGTACAGATTGGTTATACTCAAGCTTCAACAAGAGATTACCCAGTTACATTAACTAGTGAAAAAATGCTTGTTACTGTACCATGGACTGACACTCAAAATGCAAATCAAACTATTACAGGTGTTGGATCAGACAATACTGATTCTGGTATAATATTAAGTGCTAGTGGTGGAACTGTTTTAGTACTAGGAGCTGGTAGTGTTACAGCTGCACAAAGTGGTAATACAATAACATTAACTGGTACAGATACTGATACCGGTGTAACTGGGGTAACTGTAGCTATAGCAGATTCAACAGGTGCGCCTCTTTCAGAAAGTATAACAAACAGAGAATTAACATTAACATCACACAAATATGTTGGTGGTACTAATGTAGGTTATGTACCGGAAGGTGGAACTGGTGATTTATATTTAAAAGGTGATGGAACTTGGGCTGCAGTACCTACAGGGCTACAGTTCAAAGGAACATGGGATGCAAGTAGTGGTGGTGGTGGAAGTCCAGATTTAACTTTAGCTGCTAATCAAGGTGATGGTTTTTTATGGATTACAAGTGTTGCTGGTACAGCATATCCAAATGGAGGTTCGGCAGCACCTAGTACATGGAACGTAGGAGATTGGGCTGTTTACGTTGGGGCTGCAGGATCTGGTACTTGGACAAGAGTACCTGCTACAAATTCTGGCGTAACTAGTATAACTACAACTGATGGAACATATGTTGATTTAACACCTAACGCAGCAACAACTGGCGCTGTGACTGTTACAGCTGACCTAAGTGCTGCTGATGGTACTTCTGATGTTAACACAAAGTTTTTAAGTAAAGATAACACCTGGGATGTCCCTAGCTACACAGGAGCAGGTGTAACAACTTTTACAAGCGTAGAAGGAACATATATAGATATAACTGATAACACAGCTGCAACTGGAGCTGTAGGTTTAGGAACTGTAGATTTAAATGCAGTTAATGGAACTTCTGTTGTTGGTACAAGGTTTTTGAGTAAAGATAATACGTGGGACGTACCTAGTTATACTACAAACACAAATACAACCTACGATTTTTTAGCTATTGAAGCTGTGCCAACAGCTACGGTTAATACCACACCACCTATGGGTACAGGATACACCTCAGCTGTAAACGCAGCAACTACAGGTGGAAGTGGAAGTGGTATGACAGTTGATACAGTAGTTGCATCAGGAGGAGTTCAAACCGTTATAATAAATAAACCAGGTACTGGATATGTAATAGGTGATAATAATATAGTGATAAGTGGTGGAAACGGAAATGCTATAATAACTTTAGCTGGATCTGTTGGAAATATTAATCCTAATTTAAGACTTATAGATCAAGCTTTTGGGTTTGATGATATAAAACTAACTGGAGCTGGCACTACAACTATAACTAGGACAGCTGACACTGGTATAACTTTTACATCAACAGATACCCAGGAAAATACAACTTGGTATGTAAGAGATTCTGCAGACGCAGATAAAACAGTTAATAATTCAAAATATTTAAAGTTTGTTACAGCAACAGGAGCATTAGGTACAGCTCTTACAGGTACGGGTACCACAGGTGATCCTTATTTAATGACGCTTAAATCACCTGATACAAACACTCAACTAGGCGTTGCAACAAGTTCAGCTTTAGGTGGTATAGAACTAGGTAGTAATACAGCATTAACACAAACGTATGAAACAGGCGTAACAGGTGTGGCAAATAGAACATATCCAGTTCAATTAAATGCCGCTCGTCAAGCTGCTGTAAGTGTACCTTGGCTAAGCGGTGGAACATATAATTGGGATGTAAGAGACAATGCATCTACGCCTGTAAATAAAACTTTACTTACTGGTGAAGTTTTACAATTTAAAACTGCAACTGGAGCTTTAGCTACTGGAGTAGCTGGAACAGGTACAAGTGCAGATCCTTATGTAATGACATTAACGTCACCAAATGATAATACAACATATTCTGATTTCATTGCTTCAACTGCTGGTGCCGTAGGAACCGCTGGTTTAGTACCTGCTCCAGCCGCTGGAACACAAGGAGGAACATATTATTTAAATGGTAACAAAAGCTTTAGTGTACCACCTGATACTACTTATAGTAATTTTACAGCAGCAACTGCCGCCGCCGCTGGATCACCAGGTTTAGTACCAGGTCCAGCAGCCACTTATCAAAATAGATTTTTAAGAGGTGATGCAACTTGGCAAATACCTGATACTGGACCAAATGATAATACAACTTATAGTATAGATGTCCCAAGTTCTACAACTAATATAAATTTAAAAGGAGCAAACCCTAGTAGTAATGATGCTATAGCTTTAACATCTGGTACATACGTTTCTGTAACAAGAAATAGCGCTAGTCAATTAACGTTTGATTTATCAGCTGTTAATGGAACTGATACTTTTGGAACAAGATTTTTAAGTAAAGACAATACGTGGGATGTACCTACTGCAACAAACATAGAAGTTATAGTTACACAAAGCGGTTTGAAATTTTACTTAAATGGAGTAATACAAGCTGACAATACTTTAATGTCTGGTTTTACATATAGATTTAACCAAGAAGACTCAACAAATAGCGGCCATCCTTTTAGGTTTTCCACTAATGCAAACAATAGCCCTGCTGCACCTTATACAACAGATGTAACAACAAACGGAACACCTGGATCAGCTGGAGCATATACTCAAATTATTGTTACTAAAACAACACCAAATTTATATTATTATTGCAATGTTCATTCTAACATGGGTGGTTCAGCACCGAGAGAAACAACTTTCATTAGCTTAACAACTACAGGAACTACAGGCACTTCAACTTTATCGAATGGTGTTTTAAATGTACCTAACTATGCGGATAGTAATGATAATTATTATGTAACAGCTGCTTCATATACAACTGGCACACTAACTTTAACTAGAAATGGTGGCTTAGGAAGTTTAACAGCAACAGGATTTTTACAAGTAGGCACAGCTGCTACAGATGCTTTAGCTGGTGATACTACAACAATAACGGCGGCTCAAACTACAGCTATAACGGCTAACACAGCTAAAGTAACTGATTCTGGTTTACCAGCAATATTAAGTAATGGTACAGTACCTTCTTTAAATACAAATATTACTGGCGCAGAAGTTAGAACACTTATTGGCGCTGGAACTGGAGATGGTGATGGAGACGTAACTTTAACAGGTGTGCAAACATTAACTAACAAAACGTTAACTATACCTAAAATTGATGTTATTGAACCATCTGCAGCTGTATTAACAATTAAAGGTACTGGATCATTAGGAGGAGATGCTAAAATTATACTTAATTGCTACGTTAATTCACACGGTCAAACATTAGCTGCACAACCTCATAGCGCTGGTGTTACTAATACAATGTTATTACCAACTGGAGCTAACTCAACATTAGTAGCTGAAACAACATCAACTTTAGCTGGTGTTACCGGCAGAGGAGCAAGCACATCTACTGCTTCAACTTTTAGTGGAGGTATAAATTCCGGAGTTTTAAACGTTAATGGAAGTGGTAGTAATGGTTACTTATATGTAACTGGAAATTCTCAGGGAAATCAACCTACCAATAATCAAGGTATGGCTTTTTCTTATAATAATAATGCAGGACTTAGAGAAAATGAATTATTTTGGAACCCTGGAATTCAAACAGCCGCAGAAAATGCTACTAAAAGTTTTATAATAATAAATCAATATTTAGATTCAGCTAACTCAAATGCCAGAGTTACAGATAGTTTATTTAAACTTTATGGTAATGGTAATCTAGAATTAACTGGGCCAACAGCAACTTCAACTATTGCTAACACTTATTGGAGAATGCCAAAAGTAGCTGGTGCAGCTGGTCAGATTTTAGCAAGAGCCAGTTCAACTATAGATTTAGTTTGGACAACGCTAGCTACAGGAGACATAACTGGTGTAACGGCTGGAACTGGTATGACTGGTGGTGGAACAAGTGGTAATGTTACTTTAAACGCTATTGGTGGAAATGGTATTACAGCTAATGCAAACAATATAACAATGTCTGGTTCTTACACCGGAGATCTTACTGTTACTGGAGATATTGTTCCTGATTCTTATAGATTTAGAGCTAATCTAGCTAATCCTACAACAAGCACAGCTACATTATATGATCAATCTAGTGTAGGAGCTACAATATCAGCTTATAGATTTGCTGTAAGAAATTCTGATGGTACAAACATGTTAGCATCTGCATTGTTTACAAATACATCTTTAACAGTTGTAGGTGATGTTATTGCTTTTGGTAGTCCATCAGATATTAGATTAAAAGAAAATATTAAGCCAATAGAATCTGCTTTAGACAAAGTAAGCAAATTACAAGGTGTTACTTTTAATTGGAAAAAATCAGATAGCATATTAGATATAAAAGAAGATATAGGTTTTATTGCTCAAGACGTACAAAAAGTTTTACCTGAACTTGTAAAAGAAAATAAAGATGGTATACTTTCTATGAGACATCAGGGTATTGCCCCAATATTACTTGAAGCTATAAAAGAGTTAAAAGCTGAAATAGAAGAGTTAAAGTTAAACAAGTGTAATTGTAATAAATAATGGCAGTACCAACTTCAGGATCTTTGTCTATGGAAAAAATGGCTAGAGAAGCTAAACATGCGGATTATAATGGTAATCAAAATATGGGTACTATATCTATGTATGACATGATGAATGGTGGTAATACTAAAGGTTCAACCGTTAGTTATCCAACATTAAATACAAGTTGTAATCCTAATCCTGTAGGTACATTGTCAAATCCAACAGAAGTAACTATACTTAGTTGGCCTTACAATGTTGGTGGTTCCGGAGGAACTTATCCAAATGTTTTGTTTCAAGCTTGGTACGAAGGAACTGCTGGAAATGGAACTATATTTTATGCAAACCCATGCGGCACAGAAACTATAGATGATGTTAATCCGCCAACAGCTGGTAATACAACAGTTAGGTATTGGATTTCCCCTATTGAAGCTTCCGCAAGTACTCCAATGGGTTGTGGAACCGATTGTGTTGCTTTTGATTTAAACACGAGTAGCGCTGTAAGTAATATATTTTGCGGATGTCCTTAAAAATTAAACTATGCCTATAATTCAACCTTATGCTTTTGGATGCTGGTACGGATATGACCAAGATTGTGCATCATTAACCCCATTTTTAGTTGGAGCTGGAATAGTACAAAGTGGAAATACATCTTGTGCAACATTAGGATCTTCTTTTACCTATTATCATGATGGAACTGGTACTTATCCTGCCGTTAATGATATAGTTTATCAAGCCGATCAATCAACTCCAGCCACAGGCGGTACTGGAACAAATTATGCGGTGTTTGGTCCTGGTGCGCCACAACCACCAATATCTTATTTTAGAATAACAGGAAGTACTGGATCAGTACAGGCAATTGGAACCTGCCCTTAAAAATAAATTAATAAATTAAAATAATAAAAATGGCAATTACTTACAAATGGACAATTAATCAAATGAATGCACATATCCAAGCTGAAGGCGAAGATAATGTGATTTTTACAGTACACTGGACTTATTCTGGATTAGAAGAAATTAGTGGACAAACTTATCAAGCAAGTCAAATAGGTGCTCAAAGCTTCACTTATGTGGCTGGAGAACCTTTTATACCATACGCAAATACTGAAGCTTTTGAAGCTGTAGTTATTGGATGGCTAGAAGGAGCTTTAGATGTTGATTCTATGAAAGCTAATATTGATGCTCAAATAGCAAAACAAATCACACCAATAAATGAAGACTTATATTTTACATGGATGAATCCACCTATACCACCAGTTGAAGTGTAAGTTTGTAAAAAAACAAGTGATACTATAACTAAGGATACCCGAAAATAAAGTTTAACCCTAAAAACCAAAACACGATGACTTATTTTTATTCGTTGAGCTCAACTATGAGCCAACCACAAACACCACAGATTACCGAAGAAACTATTAAAGTATGGAAACATTTAGCCGAGAAGAAAAACTGGCGAATTGTTCAACTACCTAATGGTTATTTTCAAACCGAACACCGTGACCTAGAAGTAAAAGACAAATGGTACGATGTAACAAGGCGTGAAACTATGGAAGCCGCAGAGATTGCAATTGATGGTAGTGTTGATCACTATGCAAAAAAAGTAGATTTCTTAAAAGGGCCTAAGGTAGTTAAGACGTTTAAATAATATCAATCAATCAAATCAAATTAAATTAAATTATGTCAAACGCAATCGTTAAGAATTTAAACTTCGGTTTAGATGCTAAGGATCAAGTGTTTGCTGGTATTACAAAACTTACACAAGCTGTTAGCTCCACTCTTGGAGCTAGTGGTAAGTGTGTTATGTTAGAAGATGCCAATGGCAAACCTGTGATTACAAAAGATGGTGTAACAGTAGCTGAAGCTATAACACTATTAGATCCTGTTGAAAACATGGGAGCAACACTTTTAAAAGAAGCTGCTAGAAAAACAGTTAAAGAAGCTGGTGATGGAACTACAACAGCTACAATTTTAGCTCATGCTATTTTAGAAGAAGCTATAAAAAGAGATAACATAAGTACTAGAGACTTAAAATTAGGTATTAACACAGCTGTTGATGCTGCTATAGAATATTTAGAAGCTGTAGCAATACCTGTTAAAGGTGAAATGATTGATCAAGTAGCCACTATATCTACAAACAATGATCCAGAGCTTGGTAAGATTATAGCCGATGCATTTAGATCTGTTGGTGAACATGGTGTAGTAATGATGGAGACAACAGAAATGTCAGAGACAAGTTTTGAAGTTATTGATGGTATACAGTATGATAAAGGATTAAAGAATATACATTTTGTAACTAATCAAGATATTAAAACAGCGGAGTTAGATAATCCATTAGTTTTACTGGTTGAATCTCAAATAGATAATATTAGAAAAATACAAGGTATACTAGAGTATGTTATTAAAAATAACAAGTCTTTATTGATTATAGGTGATGCGGAACCACAAGTGATGTCTGCATTAGCTATGAATAAAATTAAAGGCAATATAAAAGTTAATATAATTGATGCACCTACATATGGTATTAGTAAAAAAGAAACACTACGTGATCTTGCTTTGCTAACAGGAGCTACAATTATAAATGAAGACTTAGGTGATGATATAGATTTAATACAACCAGAACAGTTAGGTAAGTGTTTAAAAGCTGTATCTAGTGAAGCAGAGACAATTATACAAGTAGGTGAAACAACGCAAGAAGTAAAAGATTTAATAAAAGAAATACAAAATACTATTGCTGAAACTAAAATACCTGCTATTATAATTAAAAATGAAAAAAGATTAGCTAGACTATCTGGTAAAGTTGCTATTGTTCAAGTGGGCGCTAATTCAGAAATTGAATTACAAGAGAAACGAGATAGAATAGAAGACGCTATATGTGCTACTAAAGCAGCAATTAAACAAGGTATTGTTCCTGGTGGAGGTGTTGCGCTACTAAATGCTTCTAAAATATTTCCACATAGTGAAGGTCAAAAGGTTTTATATGCAGCAATTCAAGCTCCGTTTAAAATAATTTTAAGTAACGCTGGTATCACAGACTACCAAGTGCCAAAAGAATTAGGAGATGGAATTAATGTAGTTACAGGAGATATGGTAAATATGGTAGAAAAAGGTATAGTTGATCCTTTGTTAGTAACTAAAAGTGCTTTAAGGAACGCTGCCTCGGTAGCAACAACTATTCTTTCTACTGATTGTGTAATTAATAATTTAAGAATTAATGAAAGCAATAGGTAGAAATTTACTAGTCAACATGACAAGAGTAGGAGTATCTGAAACAAAAGGAGGCTTACTACTAGGAGAAAAACAAAGAGAAGATATAAGGTATGCTGAAGGAACTGTATTATCAGTTGGATCAGATGTTGTAGGTATAAATGAAAAAGACCTTATATATTTTGATAAAAATAATTCACATCAAATTTTAATAGGACAAGAATTATATAATGTGGTTCGTATGGATCACGTTGTAGTTGTGTTATGAGAATAGAGCCTAAAGATGTTAGATCATCTAATCTATTAAAACACTATCGTATTATTAGAAAATGGGCTTGCAAGAATTATAATTTAAACGATGCAGATTTAGAACTACTAATTTACTTCGATTGCATGGATCTTTTTACAAGAGAAGATTTTAAAATCGGTACATATTCTTATAGTTGGGACAACAGACGCTGGAACAGATTACTTAAAGAAGGTTGGATAACGGTATGGAGACAACATAATCGGACAACCCAAAAGTATAATATCTATAAAGTTTCCTTTAAGTGTAAGCAACTAATAAGTCGGATGTACCGTATTATGCTCGGAGAAGAAGACATACCTACTTCTTTACATCGTAATAAAATAATGAAAGGTAAAACCTATATGGATAAAGTAATGATAACATCCATAGACAATGTTAATAAAGATAAAAACAGATAATCATGGCAAAAAAAGAAAAAAAAGTAGAAGAAAAAGACTACTCTAGAATTGACAAAAAGATTGATGCTTTAAAAAGTATTATTAAAAAATTAGAAGCTAAGAAATAATGATGAATCCTTCTAACCCTAATAAATTTATTGGTTTTCAAGACCAACAAACTATGGGTCAATTAAATGATCCATTAGAAGCTGAGCAAAATTTTTTAGCTAACAGAATGTCTCAGCCAGTTAAGCCACCAATGGAACAAACACCATTGATGCAAACTAATTATCCTCACGCGGGTTCTAAATATAAACCTGTTAATGTTCAAGATTTAGAAGACATGGGTCGTATTAAAAAAGATAAAATAAGTCAATACGTTGTTAACTCTGATGAAATGAAAACAGGGACATCTAAAGACACGTTGAGACTACCTAAAAACGCTAAACACTATTCAGGTAAAGATTATAAAACAGGTCAAATGATTGATGAATCTGATTTTGAAGATTTTACTAAACAGTACAATAAATAATATCATGGCAATATATAATTCTAATTCCCCTTTTAACATGAACTCTCCTTTTCATAATAAAGAGAATAGAGCTGAAGTTAAAGCTGCTAAAGAAGGTAAATCAGGTAAAGAAAAAAGACAAGCAGCTAGAGAAGTTAGGAAGAAACAAAGATCAGAAGGTAAAAGAGGTATTAAAAAAACAGTTAAAAAAGTAAAAGAAACTGTTGAAAAAGTTAAAAAATCTAAAGTTTATAAAGTAGCTAAAGGTGTTTCTGATACTGTTTCTAATATTAAAAAAGGAAAAATAGCAGCTGCAATAAAATCAGGTAAAAAAACTGTTGCTGATATTAAAGAAAAAAAGGCAACGTAAAAAAAAATATTATGGCAAAACAACCAGGACAATACGGACAAAATGTAATATGGGACGCAGGTCTTAAACCTAGTAATTTAGTACCAGGCAATTCAAGATACGGTAGCAATTGTATGAAAGTATCTCAAGCACCAGTACCTTATAGCCCAGGCCCAGTTACTAGAAGGGCTCAAGCTAACAACGGCGGAGGCGGAATACATATATCATTAAAGTAAAAACTCACTAAAATGAGTGATAGAATAAGTGAACACATATCGCTTAAAGAAGGAATTAAATCTCATACGGCCACCAGGTTAAGTATTAACAATACACCTCGTGATTTAGATTTAATTAACATGAAAACTATTGCTGAAGAAGTCTTTGAACCTCTACGTAAATGGGTAGGTGGTCCAATATCTATTAATAGTTTCTATCGCTCACCCAAATTGAATTCTGCTATTGGCGGAAGTACAACCTCTCAACACTGTATAGGTTGTGCAATTGACATAGACGATAACTATGGTTATAAGACTAATGAAGAAATGTATCATTATATACAAGAAAACTTAGATTATGATCAAATGATATGGGAGTTTGGTGACTTAAATAATCCGGACTGGATACATGTAAGTTACTTATCGGAAGACATTAATCGTAGAAGATGTTTAAGAGCTTATAAAAAAAATGGTAAAACTAAATACGAAATAATATAATGAGATCACCTTTACTTAAGAAAATGATGAAGGGGCCAAGTTGCTGGAAAGGTTACAAAGCTCAAGGAAAGAAAAAATCTCCAAGTGGAAAGAAAAATCCTGATGGAAGCCCTAAGATGGTTAATAATTGTGTTAAAATAGGTAAGAAAAAATAATGGCTTTTAATCTACCAAGCGGTCCGTTAGACATGAGAAAGACTACCAAAGGTAAAGGTAGAACTTTTAGAAGTGCAGATGAAGGAGCTGGTATGACTAAAAAAGGAGTCAAACAATATAGAGCAGAAAATCCAGGTAGTAAATTAAAAACTGCAGTTACTGGTAAAGTTAAACCAGGTAGCAAGGCAGCTGGAAGAAGAAAATCGTTTTGTGCGAGATCAAAAGGTTGGACTGGTGAAAGAGGTAAGGCTGCTAGAGCAAGATGGAAATGTTAAAAAAAAAAAATAAAACATTATGATTAGAAATTATTACACTGAAGCATATAAAGGCGGGATAACACCCGTTGTAAGTGCTACACAATTAGTCGATGGCACGGTTAAAATAACAGAGTCTGTTGCTCAAGCAGGCGTTGTTAATGCAGCTACATCTAGAACATTTGTTCTAACTAACGTTAACTTGATTATAAAAAGAGGTATGTATATTACCGCTACAGGTGGTGCTGGAGGTGTACCTGCTATTTCAATCAATGATAATGTTATTGTTGAAGCAGTTGTTTATGGAACAGCAACAACAACTGTTACATTAAATAAACCTAAACAAACTGCGTTAAACCAAGCTTTAACCTTTTTTAGTATAGCACAAAGCTCGTGGAACGAGTACAATTTATATATAGGTTCATCACCTGCTAATTTTCAGTCAGGCGTTGGCTCTAAAGTTACTCAAGGTATAGCAGATGCTGGAACAGCTGGAACTACTTTAGAAATTAAAACAGCTAATGCTTTAGTTGCCGCGGGTCAATTAATATATGATGATGGTGTATTAATAGGTACTGTAGTAAGTATAGCAGCTAACGATACAACTATCACAACAACTGCAATACCAGTTGTAGCTGATCTTTCGGTTATTAACTTTGTTAATCCTGGTCCTGCTAGCGTATCTGTTTTAACTGCTGCTAACCAAACAATGACATTTGTTAATCCTGCTGAAGGATTTGTGTTACCAGTATCGGTAGTTCAAGTAACTGCTGTAGCAAATGGATTAAGTAACTTAATAGCATTAGATTAATGGAACCAACAAGAAAAGAAATAAGAGAGGCCAACAAACAAAGACGTCAGTCTAGAAGAGCTAGAAAAAAAGAAATAAAAGAAGTTGGTGTAGAAAACTATTCGCAAGACGGGTATCACAAAGGAGAGTTTGATAAACAAGGTAGAAACAAACAATATCCTGAAAAAAGATATTCTAAAAAAAATCCACCTTTGCAAAAGAAAACACCTTTTTACAAAACAGGATTTATGGGTATTAATCCAGATCACAAAGGATATTGTACACCTATGACAAAAGCAACATGCACTCCTCCTAGAAAAGCATTAGCTAAAAGACTAAAACCTGGAGGAGACTTATATAAAGGAAAAAAATAAAAAAACTATATTATGCCAAACATTAGCAAGAAAACAGCTTACGACGTAAAAGAAGCTAGTAACCAGTCACTTTCAAAAGGTGCAAGAAAACATTACGCAGAAAATGCACAAGCAGGTTCTAAATCAGATTCAAAAAAAGGTTCTTGGGTCTCTAAACATTTTAAACATTAATTATGGGATTTTCAATGAACAAGCCTAATATGAATATAACATATGGAGGCGAATCGAACAAACAACAAAAAAGTAACTTGATGAAAGATAATCCAGTTGCTAAACATGCATCAGCAATGAATATGGGTAAAAAAACTCCTATGTATCAACAAGAGGAAGAAACTCCATTGGAGGTAACAGCTGGAGCTCAAAAAAAAATAGCTGCTAGTGGTGCTAATGATGCTTTTAAAAAAGCTATAGCAGCGGAAAAACCGTCTCCAGTAAAAATGGACGAAGACCCTAAAAAAATAAAGACTAAAATTGCAAAGGGTAAAAAGAAAGCTATGGATAAAAAAAATACATCGCCAGTAGCTAAATATAAAAAACATTAATCATGGGTAAACCAGGTACAAACAAATATCCAAAGATGTTTAATTTAGGATCTCCATTTAAATTAGATCCTAATAAGCGAATGGATAAGCTATCAGCTAAACATAAAGAACTTTATGATAAGTTTGAAATGGGTCAGACAAGTGAATCTGAAGAGGCTAAAATGCATCGTCTAGAAGATCGCATGGATAGAGTAGGTAAAAGAATAGAAAAGAAAAAACCTTCACCCGCATCTTTAACTGATCCAAAAAAACCTAAAACAAAAAAACCTGTTGAGTTTTACGTTGGAAAAAAACCGAAACTTACAGATGCTCAAAAAGAAAAACGTAGACAAAATGAAAAAAACAGGGGTTAATTAAGCTCTAAAAAATATAAAAATTAAAAATAAATAAATACAAATTAACAAATTAACAAACTAAAAATTAAAAAAATGGCAAAATTTATTTCTATCAACGTAGTTGGTAACGCAGGAAGTGGTGTTGGTGGTGCTTCTCAATTTGGAGAAGGCGAACACTTAATCAATGTAGACAAAATCATTGAAATCACACAAACAGACGTAAGTACTTTAACGGTATTATTAGACTCACCAGTAGGTGCAGCTGATGTTATAACGTTAATTGCTTCAATCTTTGACACAGGAGCTGCAACAGGAGCTGGTAGAATTCCAGTAACTCCAGCTGGAGCACCTCTAAAAGATGCATTAAACTATTCACTTACTGCTAACCCAGGTGGTGTTAAGTCTAAATGTGTTTTAGGATTTGATCAAGCAACTCCAGCAAACAGAATGTACTGGAGATCATTCGTACAAGCGTAATGAACAGAGGCTTAGGTGATAAAATAGAGTCTTTCACTAGAGCAACTGGTATTAAAAAAGTTGTTGATGCAGTGTCACAGGGTTTAAACATACCCTGTGGCTGCCAACAACGTAAAGAGGCTCTAAATAAAATGTTTCCAGGAAAATAATGGCATTTAAACTCAACAACCCTCCGTATACTTATGACAGTACACCTATTTACAATGTAAGTATGGAAGAAGGTGTGTTAGGTAAAGCCAATAATAATGGAACAATTATTATAAATAAAGATATTAAAGATCCTAATCAGATAGAAGACGTTATAAATCATGAATCAATTCACATAGATCAAATGAAAAGAGGTGATTTAGACTATGATGATAGCGCTGTATATTGGAAAGGAAAAACATATTCAAGATCTAAAATGGAAGAAGGTGCTAAAAATCTTCCATGGGAAAAAGAAGCTTATGCCAAATCATAAGAAAAAATTTAAAGATACTAAGGTAGGAAAATTTCTATTAGGTAAATCGGGTATTATAAATGTAATAAAAGATATACTGCCTGACCGTGGTGCACTAGGCATGGTTAAAAATCTTATAAATAAAGATACAGAATTACCACCACAAGATAAAGAAACTGCTCTTATGTTACTAGAGCAAGATATGATTGAATTACAAGAGGTTACAAAACGCTGGTCAAGCGATATGAAGTCAGATTCATGGCTTAGTAAAAACACAAGACCAATGGCTTTAATATTTTTAACAATATCTCTTATAGTTTTTATCTTATTAGATGGGTTTGATATAGCTTTTAGTATTGATACTGGCTGGATCGACCTTTTAAAATCACTTTTGATAACCGTTTATGTTGCTTATTTTGGTTCTCGAGGTGCAGAAAAATTTAAAGCAATAGGCAACAAATAATTAAATTTAATAAAATGAGTGAAGTAAAATCAATGATTACCAAAGACCAATTAGAAAAGATTCAAGGCTTTCAGAAAGAACTTAACAAGATCTTAAATGAAGTTGGATTTTTAGAAGCCCAAAAAGCCGCAGTATTAGGAAAGTTCCAGGAAGAAAACAAAAAAACTGAAGACTTCAAAAAAGAACTAGAAAAAGAATATGGCTCTATCAATATTAATTTAGAAGATGGAACATATGAACCTATTGAAAAAGAAGAAGATAAGAAATAATGTCTTCAATTATTAGAAAGATAAGTATTGGTTCTGACTATAAAACCGATGCTATGCACTACTCGATAGGGCAGTCGGTATATGGTGGTCATACAATATCACATATACTTTCTGATAAAGAAGATAAGTCTTATAATATTTTTATCAAAAAACAAGACGAGGTATTGCCGTGGAAGAAATTCAATTCTAACATGGCTATATCCGTTGAGTATGATTTAGAATATTAGTGAATAGCTTATTTGATTTTATCGTTGAGCCAGTAGGCCAGCGATATTCTAATGATGTAAAAGTAGGTGACAAAAGCCTTATAATTAACACTAAAATTGAAAGTTTTAAATCTGTTAATAATATTGCTAAAGTTATTTCTGTTCCTAAAGCTTTTAAAACGCCTATTAAAAAAGGTGATTTAATTATGATACATCATAATGTCTTTAGAAGATTTTATGATATGAAGGGTAGGGAGAAAAACAGTAAGTCTTATTTTAAAGACAATATGTATTTTGTTCAGCTTGATCAGGTTTATTTATATAAATCTAAAAGTAAATGGTTAGCTCTTGGAGATAGATGTTTTCTAGCTCCTATAAAAGATTTTAACGATATAGACACAGGTTTAGAACAAAGACTCATTGGTATAGTCAAATATGGAAATAGCTCATTAGAAGCGCTAGGAATCAACGAAGAAGATTTAGTTGGTTTTAAACCTTTTGGAGAGTTTGAGTTTGTTGTCGACGGCAAGAGACTTTATTGTATGAAATCTAATGATATTGTAATTAAATATGAACGTCAAGGAAACGAAAAGGAACATAATCCTAGCTGGGCACAAAGCAGTTGAGGAACTTATCAAGGTGGCTAAAGAAGCTATCGTAGATTCTGCTGACGATATATCTGCTGATAAATTAAAAAATGCTGCTGCAACAAAGAAGCTAGCTATATTTGATGCTTTTGAAATACTTAGCCGTATTAAAGAAGAAGAAGATATGTTAAATGAAAAACCAAAAGAAGAAGTTAAGACTCAAGCTTTCGGAGGTTTTGCAGAAAGAAGATCTAAATAATGTATAAGCAGACTTTATATAAAGTAATTGATCACATAAAACCACATGTAATAAGTAGATTAAACAAATCTAAAAAGTGGGACTACGGTTATAACAAAGAATATGATATGATTGTTATATCTAGAACTGGTCAAATAGGTGAAGTATACGAGATACAAAATTTAAAAATAGCTTTACCAAAAGAAAACAATGTTTTTAAAGAAGCTGACAAGTGGCAGGTACATGAGTATCCTAAAACTTTAAGAAAAATTAAAACAATATTTGATTGGAAACAATATCCTGATGATTTTAAAGAAAAATGGTATCCTTATATTGATAGAGAGTTTGCTAAACGCCACGAAGGCTATTGGTTTATTAATCAAGGTAAACCTACCTATATTACTGGTACTCACTACATGTATTTGCAATGGTCAAAGATTGATGTTGGGCAAGCAGATTTTAGGGAAGCAAACAGATTATTCTTTATATTCTGGGAAGCTTGCAAAGCAGATACAAGATGCTACGGAATGTGCTATCTTAAAAACAGACGTTCAGGATTTTCTTTCATGGCATCAGGCGAGGCTGTTAACATGGCCACAATATCAAGTGATGCTAGATTCGGTGTATTATCAAAATCAGGGTCTGATGCAAAAAAAATGTTTACAGACAAGATTGTTCCAATCTCAGTTAACTATCCTTTCTTCTTTAAACCTATCCAAGATGGTATGGATAGACCAAAAACAGAACTTGCCTATAGAGTTCCTGCAAGTAGATTTACAAGAAGAAAATTAGATAGTAACGAAAAGCTAGAAGAGCTTGAAGGATTAGATACAACTATTGACTGGAAAAATACAGGAGACAACAGTTATGATGGTGAAAAATTAAAGCTACTAGTACATGATGAAAGTGGTAAGTGGGAAAAACCTGACAATATACTAAATAACTGGAGGGTTACAAAAACTTGTTTACGATTAGGTTCTAGAATTATTGGTAAGTGTATGATGGGGTCAACGAGTAATGCTCTTGACAAAGGTGGTAGAAACTACAAAAAAATATACGATGATTCAAACGTTACCAGAAGAAACCGCAACGGGCAGACTAGCTCGGGATTATATAGCTTGTTCATTCCTATGGAATGGAACTACGAAGGATACATTGATTCTTATGGGATACCTGTCTTCGAGACACCCACAGAGAAAAAAGTCGGACCTGATGGCTTCCCGATTGAAATAGGTGTAATTGAGCACTGGGACAATGAAGTAGATGGTCTTAAGGAAGACCCTGATGCACTTAATGAATTATATAGACAGTTTCCACGTACAGAAAAACATGCCTTCAGAGATGAGACAAAAGCTTCTCTGTTTAATCTAACTAAAATTTACGAACAAATAGATTTTAATGAAGATATAAAACACTCTGCAGTATTAACACAGGGTAATTTTCAATGGGAAAGTGGGATTAAAGATACAAGAGTAGAGTTTACTCCTAGCAAACAAGGTAGATTTATGATCTCTTGGTTTCCTGAAAGCAGTCAACAAAATAGACACATAATAAAAAATGGTGTAAAGTATCCTGCTAATCAACACATGGGTGCATTCGGTTGTGATAGTTATGATATATCAGGAACTGTAGACGGCAGAGGATCAAAAGGCTCGCTACATGGTTTAACTAAATTTACAATGGATGATTGTCCAGCTAATTTGTTTTTTTTAGAATATATAGCTAGACCTCAAACAGCAGACATATTTTTTGAGGATGTACTTATGGCATTACATTTTTATGGCATGCCAATACTTGCAGAAAATAATAAACCCAGATTATTATATTACTTAAGACGTAGAGGTTACAGACAATACTCTATGAATAGACCAGATAAAACAATGTATAAGTTATCTGTAACTGAAAAAGAAATAGGTGGTATACCTAATTCAAGTGAAGATGTGAAGCAAGCTCACGCAGCAGCTATAGAATCTTATATAAATAGTTTTGTAGGTTATAACAATGAACAGTATGGTACAATGTATTTTCAACGTACATTAGAAGACTGGGCTGCTTTTGATATAAATAATAGAACTAAACATGATGCATCAATAAGCTCGGGCTTAGCTATCATGGCTTGCAACAAAAACAAATATAGACCAACAGTTGAAGTTATTAAAGAAAAGGTTTCGTTAAACTTTACTAAATATAACAACGATGGTAATAATTCAAAAATTATAATAGATGATTAATACGAGTACTAATAGTTCGTTTCCTAATCAGGTGGTACCTGAAGCGGAAAAGCGAAGCTGGGAATATGGCTTACTTGTTGCGCGTGCAATTGAATATGAATGGTTTAGAGGTGGTAGAGTTAATAACAGTCGTTGGAATAGTGGTTATCAAAATTTTAATAGACTAAGACTTTACGCTAGAGGTGAACAACCTATACAAAAATATAAAGATGAATTATCTATAAATGGTGATTTATCTTACTTAAATTTAGACTGGAAACCAGTACCTGTTATACCTAAGTTTGTTGATATAGTGGTTAATGGTATTGCTTCTAAAAATTACGATATAAAAGCTTACGCTCAAGATCCGTTTTCACAAAAGCAAAGAACTAATTATGCTAACGGTGTTATGAAAGATATGATGGCTAAACCATTGATTGACAGCATACAACAAAACCTAGGAGCTACACTTTATAATTCTTTAGACCCTGCAAATTTACCTGGATCAAAAGAAGAACTAGAGGTACACATGCAACTTAGCTATAAACAATCTGTAGAGATTGCTGAAGAAGAAGTTATTAACAATATACTAGATTTTAATAAATATCATTTAACTAATAAAAGATTAGCAGAAGATATTACCACTATAGGTATTGGAGCTTGTAAAACAACGTTTAACAAAGCTGAAGGCGTTACTATACAATATGTTAATCCTGCTAATTTAGTTTATTCATTTACAAATGATCCTAATTTTCAAGACATATATTATGTTGGTGAAATTAAGACCATGACAATACCAGATCTTAAAAAGCAATTTCCTGATCTAGGTGAAGAGCAATTAGAAAAAATAGCTAAATACCCTGGAAGAGAAGGTTATATGAAAGGGCCAAATAATAACAATGATTTAGTTCAGGTTTTATTTTTTGAGTACAAAACTTACATTGATCAGGTGTTTAAAATTAAAAGAACTGATACAGGTTTAGAAAAAGCTTTAGAAAAGCCTGACTTTTTTGCACCACCACCAAGTGATAACTTTGATAGAGTATCAAGAAGTATAGAAGTATTATTTACAGGTGCTAAAGTAATGGGTGTAGACGAAATGCTTAAATGGGAAATGTCTGAGAACATGACAAGACCTAACAGTGATTTAACTAAGGTTAATATGAATTACTGTATTGTTGCTCCACACATGTATCAAGGACGTATTGATTCACTAGTAAATCGTATAACAAGTTTTGCTGATATGATTCAATTAACATCGTTAAAATTACAACAAGTAATTGCAAGGATGGTTCCAGACGGTGTATTTGTAGATGTTGATGGTTTAGCTGAAGTTGATTTAGGTAATGGTACTAATTATAATCCGCAAGAAGCTTTAAACATGTATTTCCAAACTGGTAGTATAGTTGGTAGAAGCTTAACGCAAGATGGTGATCCTAACAGAGGTAAAATACCTATACAAGAATTACAAACGTCAAGTGCAAACGGTAAAATACAATCATTAATTAATACTTATCAGTATTATTTACAAATGATAAGAGATGTAACAGGACTTAATGAAGCTAGAGATGGTAGTTTACCTGACAAAAGCACATTAGTAGGGTTACAGAAGCTAGCCGCTAATGCATCCAATACCGCAACTAAACACATATTAGATGCTAGTTTATATCTAACTCTTAGAACGTGTGAAAACGTATCGCTTAGAGTA